AAGCCATCGCCCGCGCGCAACCGGGCCAAGATCGAGAATACTTGACCGCCAGGGCCGAACGGTGGCAAAAATGGGCAGCTACAGCCCAGAAGCAGATGGAGCTAAAGCAATGACCTGGCTACCGATCGAGACAGCCCCGCGCGATGGCTGGCAAGCGCGCTTTCTGGCCATGGATGAAACCGGGTGGATTTTCATATGCCATTGGGGATCAGAGGACGCATGGCTTGACGATAGCTTCGATTGCCCAGATTATCAGCCGGTGAAATGGATGCCACTGCCGAGGCGCAAGCCATGAACCCTCCGCGCGCGGCCAAACGGGGCAGGGGTCGCCCTGAAAGGCAAATAGAACCCGATTTTGGACCTGCCGAAGGCCTTCTGGCGGGTCGGGTGCTGCTAGGCTACCGGACAGACCCGGAAGCGCCCTCAGCGCCCGCGATACGGGCCGCGCGGCGGAAGGTGATTTATCACCAGCTTTGGATGATCGGGTTTTTGGGCGACGAGCATCACGAAGCGGCGGACAGATACCTTCACCGGCTGGAGGTGGCGGACGGGGCGAAAGTCGGGATGCGTGGCAGCGGCGGAGCGGGATATGGCCCTACCATGGCCCAGGTAGCGGCGCTGGCCGATCTGCGGCAGGCGGACGCGGCGATAGGTGGCGGCCTTCCTGATGGAACGGTTTGGAATGTGCCGCTCATTCAGGACGTGCGGCAGGTAATCGGGCGGAACCTGTGGCCCAAGCACCTGAAGCCCGAGGCGTTTCGGGATGCGCTGGGCAGAATGGCAGCGGTTTGGGGGATGTAAAAAAAATCGCGCGCCCTGCATTTTTCGCTTGACGCGCCGGACCAATGGCCCTATGTTCCGGTTATCAGCAAGGGCAATTAAGCCCGGCTGCGAGAGAATAGACCGATGACCATGCAAGTCGCAAACACCATCCTTTCTCAGCTTGGCGGCAATCGTTTCCTTGCAATGACCGGCGCCCGCGACCTGACCGGCAGCCAAGATTCCCTGACGATGCGCCTGCCGCGCGGCGCCAAGTCTGGCATTACCCACCTTTGCGTGACCCTTGACGCAAGCGATACCTACACCATCAAGGCGATGAAATTCAGCAAGCGCGCTTTGCAAATGGTTGATATTGCTTCCCATGAAAATGTCTATGCCGATTCCCTCCGCGACGTGTTCGAGGGAATGACCGGCCTTTACACTCGCTTGTAAGGGGCCGCGCCATGAGCAACTCAAACACGCTACAAGCCTTAGCTGAACGTTGCGAACAGGCAAGCGGGCCGGATCGGGAAATAAACAAAGATATTTTACTTGCGCTTGGCTACTCGTGGCGCGGCATGAATTACTGGCATAGCGACGATAACCGCGCGTGGGAAGGTTCGATATCTTTCACCGCCAGCCTAGACGCTGCGCTGAAGCTAGTGCCGGATGGGTGGCGTTGGGCAGTCAGCACAACGAACGACGACCCGCCATGCGCCTTTGGCCATCCGCCCGACAAGTCTTTTTGGATAGAGGACACACCCGCCGCAACGCCAGCCCTTGCATTGTGCGCCTTTGCCTTGCGCGCTAGGGCCGCGATAGACGCACCCCATGACCCCTGACCAATTCCGCGCCGCCCTTGCCGACTTGGGGCTATCCCAGGCGGGCTTTGCGCGCCTCGCCCAAGTAAATCCCCGCACCGTGCGCCGATGGTGCGACGGGACGCGGGCTGTGCCTGGGCCGGTGGTGGCGCTGCTGGGGGTGTTGTCAGTGTTTTTGGCATCGCGCCGAGACTGAATGCCCCTTGGAAGCTTCAACGCTGGCGCCCGGCTGGCGGATCGACCTGACCAGCGCGAAAGCGTCAACACGGCCCAAGGGGTTGCCACAATCCCGTGATGGTCAGGACCGGGCAATTCACGCTTGACAAGCCCCTGATTTATTTGTAAGCGCGTCATATTCTGGTTTTCTGCGCCCGGAGCCCCACAAGGCTGCCGGGCTTTTTCATGAGGTGATCCGATGGGCACGAAGCGCAAGGGCGGCAAGAAGTACTGATGGGCGGTCGCACGAGCGCGACCCGGCCCAAGGGCAACGGCCCCGGCCATGGCGGGCCTGCCAAGGGCGCTAGACGTGGCGACGGGCGCGCGGCTTTTACGCCAGAGGCGCAGCCGTCACCGGACGCCAAGCGCGCGGGCCATGAGGTCGCGGCAGAGATACGCGCGCGCATTGCAGAGCACAAAGACGCTATCCTTGACGCGCAACTGGCGCGGGCCAAGGACGCCTTGAACCCATCCGGCCATGCGGCGGCGGTGGACTTGCTAAACCGCATCATGCCGCCCGAGAGCAAACAGACTGTTTCCGGCGATGCTGACGCGCCGCTGGCCTTCACCATCGTGACCGGAGTGCCCCGCGCGGAGGATTAACCATGTCGCGCGTGATTGACTTGGGCTATCGGGCGCGGGCCCAATTCGCGCCATTCCATCGGCGCCGGAAACGCTGGGCTTGCCTTGTGGCGCATCGACGCGCCGGCAAGACGGTGGCATGTGTGGCGGACTTGGTTGACGCGGCTTTGCGCTGTACCAAGCCTAACCCGCGCTTTGCCTATGTGGCGCCGCTGTATGTCCAAGCGAAGGACATCGCTTGGGGCTATGTGAAGCAATTCACGCGGGCGATACCGGGAGCGGCTTGGCACGAAAGCGAGTTACGGTGCGACCTGCCGAACGGGGCGCGCATTCGGCTTTACGGGGCCGAAAACTACGAGCGGTTACGCGGCCTGTATTTTGATGGCGTGGTGCTGGATGAATATGCGGACATGCCCCCGGCCATCTTGCCTGAGGTGATCCGCCCTGCGCTTGCTGACCGGGAAGGCTGGGCGACGTTTATCGGGACACCAAAGGGCCGCAATGCTTTTTGGGAGATATGGGAAGGGGCAGCATCGCCCGACTGGTTCAGGGCCATGCTACGGGCTTCCGAGACGGGCCTAATTGCTTCGGGTGAATTGGAAGCTGCGCGGGCGGTAATGACGCCCGAGCAATATGCCCAGGAATGGGAATGCAGCTTTGATGCGGCGATTATCGGCGCGTATTACGGGCGAGAGATTGCCCAGGCTGAGGAGGCCGGGCGAATCTGCCATGTGCCGGCTGATCCGGCCCTGCGGGTGCATACGGCATGGGATTTAGGCGTCGGCGACAGCACTGCGATCTGGTTCTTCCAAGTGGCGGCAAACCAGATCCGGGTGATTGATCACTATGAGGCCAATGGCCACGGCCTGCCGCACTACGCGGCGGTGCTGGCTGCGAAGGGCTATCAGTATGGGCACGATTACCTGCCGCATGACGCCAAGGCGCGGGACTTAGGCACGGGCCGGACGCGCATTGAGACCTTCCGGGCATTGACCGGGCGAGTGCCGCGCGTGTTGCGGCCTGGCAAGGTCATGGACGGGATCAACGCGGCGCGCGTGACCATGGCGCGGTGCTGGTTTGATGAAAGCAAGTGCCGTGAGGGCCTAGAGGCGTTGCGCCAATACCGGGCCGACTGCCGACTATGACGAGAAAAAGCGCGTGTTTCGGGATGAGCCGCGCCACGATTGGACCAGTCACACGGCGGACGCCTTTCGCTACATGGCGATGGCATGGCGTGAATTGCGCCCTGAAAAGCCGCCCGAGCAACCGCGCTTTGCCATTCAAGCGGCGCCGGGCGGGATGTCAATCAACCTTGGCGAGTTGGCGCGGCGGCACTTACAGCGGCGCGCGGCCATGAGAGGGGAATACGAATGATGGGTTTTCTAGCTGAAGGCGCGGCGGCGGTAACGCCTTCCGATGGCACGGAGCTTGGCCCGTGCAAGGCGCTCTACATCGGCGGCGCTGGTAATGTGGTAGTGCATATGCCCAATCAAAGCACGCCGATCACGTTCTTTGCCGTTCCTGTTGGCACGGTGTTGCCCGTGAGCGCGCGGCGCGTTTTGCTCGCCACGACTGCAACGAATATCGTGGCGCTCTATTGATATGAGCGATAGCGCCAGCGAAGCCTATGAAGACCGCGAAGATGCTGGCGAGGATGACGCTGGCCTTGCGCGTCTTTGGCTTGATAGCATCGCGCTGGCGCGGAAGAACGAGGAAGCATGGCGCAAGGCTGCTGGCGAGGCGCGGGATCGGTATCGCGGCGACAAGGAAAACCAGGGCAAGAAATTCAACATCCTGTATGCCAATACGCAAATCACGCTGCCAGCCATTTACAATTCGACGCCAATCCCGGACGTGCGCCGGCGCTTTGGTGATGCTGATGCGACTGGCAAGGTGGCGGCGCAGGTGCTGGAGCGCAGCCTAAGCTATTCCTTCGACGCCTATGATTTTGGCGGCAATATGCGCGCGGCGGTGTTTGATAGCGTGCTTGCCGGGCGCGGCGTGTTGCGCGTGCGCTATGAGCCTTCCTTCGAGGAGAGCGAGGCATGTGAATTGGCAGGATTTCATCATTGGGCCAGGCCGCAAGTGGGAAGAAGTGCCCTGGATTGGTTTCGAGCATCGCCTGACGCGCGATGAATTGGAAGATCGGTTTGGCGATCTTGGCGCGACAATGCCGCTTGACGTGATTACGGATGACGCGCGGGCGCGCAATTCTGATCCGCGCGACGTGTCGGACGTTTTCAAGCGCGGCACGGTATATGAGGTATGGGACAAGGAAGAGCGTGAGGTTCTTTTCGTTGCGCCTTCGCTGCCTTCCAAAATCCTAAAGCGGGTGGATGATCCGCTAGGGATGCAAGATTTCTGGCCAATGCCGCGCCCGATCTATGACGTGGTGGATAGCGGTAGCCTTGTGCCGGTTGTGCCTTATTCGCTCTACAAGGATCAGGCGGAAGAGCTTGATCACGTCACGCGGCGCATTGACAAGCTGGTAGAGCAATGCCGGTATCGCGGGTTGCGCGCGGCGGATATTGCCGAATTTGAGAGCCTTGCGCGTGCGCAAGATGGTGAGTTTGTCGCGGTTGATAACGCGATGCAATATGCTGACCGTGGGCTTGATAAGGCAATCTGGCCGGTTCCTATCGAAACGCTGGTTTCTGTCATTGTCCAGCTTATGCAGCATCGTGAGGCGTTGAAGGCCACCATTTACGAGATCACGGGCCTATCTGACATCGTGCGGGGCGCCAGCGTGGCAAGCGAGACTGCCACGGCGCAACAGATCAAGGCGCAGTTTGGTTCGATCCGCATTCAGGACCGGCAAGCCGAGGTGCAACGCATGGCGCGCGATGCCGTGCGGTTGATGGC